ACCAAAAGTTAAACTATTGATTATGAGCAAAATAAGGTTGTAAATATTTTGTTAACTCACTGATAATGAGTATCTTTACAATACTAAAACAAACAACATTACTAACAATTAAAAGACAAAGAGCAGACAATCGAAATCATTTAAGTTTAACCAGCAGGGGGAAATCCTTGCATAATATAAAAGAATATGAAATTCAATGAACTACCAATAGAAACACAACAAAGACTAAAAGAAGAACGTGCAAAATTGAGTGTGAAGATAATTAATAATGCGTATGAAGTTTTATTGTATAATCAAGAAGGTACTCGATTCTTATCTGCCAGACGGCATCAAAGTTCATGGCAAGACGAAAAGGGTAATTATATGCCATTTGGTGGTGGTTCTGAATGGACTATAAGATATGGCTGTGTAGGATTTGCTCGTAAAAAGCAAGTGATAGGGTACGATTACGAATTAGTTTGTGGCAATCTTTATTCTAAGTCTTCTAATGGGACAATTATCCCAAATACAGTAAAGACTAAAAAAGAAGTATTAACTATAGCGAAAGCTATTGGCATATTTAATTTATAACCAGCAGGACTTTTTCCCTGCAAATACATAAGAGCAATGAACACATATTACAAGTTTGCGCCAAACGTATTTTTGGCAAAGTGCGAAGAAAAGCACGAAAGAGGTGAGGAAATTCTAGTTACAACCAAGTATGGAAAAGAGAATGAAAGTATCGTTTTTAATCTGATATTTGAGCGTGACGGATTCTATTATTACTCCATCGTAAGAGCTGACGGATTCAACGTACAAGAATGGGCAAAACGTAGAGCCGAACGTAGACGTGAATGGTCTGTATCAGCAAATAAAAAAAGTCATGTATATTTCGAAAAGTCAAATAAGGACAGAGATTTTCTTTCACTTGGAGAACCTATTAAAATAGGACATCATAGCGAAAGACGACACAGAAAAGCAATAGCGGATGCTTGGAGAAACATGGGTAAAAGCGTTGAATTTAGCGACAAAGCAACAGAACATGAAAGAGAAGCCGAATACTGGGACAAGCGTGCTACAACCATCAACCTATCTATGCCGGAAAGTATTGACTTTTATGCGCACAAGCTGGAAGAAGCCAAAGAATATCATGAAGGTGTAAAGTCAGGCAAATATCCACGTGAACACTCCTACACTCTTACTTATGCCAAAAAAGCAGTAAATGAAGCTCAAAAGAATTATGATCTTGCAGTAAAATTATGGGGGTAATAAGTGACGAATAATCATTGTTAAATCTAACGGATAAAAATCGTATGCTATCATCGATATTTTACAATCGAAAACTTTCCGCTCATATCTTGACAAGGACGATTTAAGGAATGAGTTAGAAGATATGATTAAACGATTCATTAAACGGACAGAAAAGAAAATCAACGAAAATCTATAAATCATCAATTATGACACAAAAAGAAGCATTAAAACAATTAGAAAAGTACTGTCATGCTAATCGAATGCATCTAACCGCTTCGTCATTCTCTTATGGGTATTATGCGTTCGTAATACACGACGAATCATTTGCCGGGGATAGAGTAATAGAAGGGGGCATTCCATGTCACAGGATAAGCGGGTATCTGAAACCCACAGAATTGTTGATATGGATTGATGGGTATCATGCAGGATTGCAAAATTCAAAACTAAATAAAGGGAATATAGAATGAAATGCAAATTCAGAATAATCGAAACCTACTCGAAGGTAGTGGAGGTAGAAGCAGAAAACATGGATTCCGCTCATGAGAAAGTAGAAGAAATGATAAACACAGAAGAAATCGCCCTTACTGACGATGATTTTGAAGACATCGAAATTTACCCTTATGGAAACCAAAACAAGTAAAGCTATATCCCTACTCCACTCCGGCTATTTGAAAGAAGCATTAGCTATATTCTCTACTTTTCGAGTTGGTTTCTCCAAAGAAGAACGTAGAACATTGAAGATAGCACATGAATGCCTATCCGGTAATTCTGTTTTCTATCGACAACTCGGAATCGACACAGACAAGGAGATAGAGAAAAGTAAATCATTATTATTTGAAAAGTATGGGCAGAAGTGGTTATCGTAAGTCAAAGACGGCATCGGAAATGTTCCGTGATTGCATTCGTCCATACAATAATCTGTATGAGCTTTATATGTCTGGTGAAGATGCAGATATATACATTCGATGCAAGGATAAGTATGGACGTGAAATAGTGTTTGCAACTGGTTTGTTTGCACAGATACTTGACCGAAAGTCGCTGAGAGACAAAAAGTTAAACAAAGTTTAAGCGCATGAAATAAAAGATATAACTCATTGGTATTCAATATATTATTTGTATCTTTATATATCCAAAATAACCACTTAAACAATAAGAGCAATGAAGGCTATTACAAAAGAAGAAACTTTAAATAATCGGTTTTGTAAGTTTAATAAACGTACTAATCAAGTAACTATAACTAAGCCTAAAAAGGAACAAGTGTTGAAAATGCACAAACGTACGATTTGCTTATATATTGCATCATCTGGATTAAAGTATAGAAGTGTTGAGAAAGCAACAGAGAATGCAAATAACTGGCTTAATTACCATACAAAAGAAGAGATAATTAATTTGTTTTTCTAATAATAACAAAATAGCAATGGAAAAGATAGAACAAATGACATCCGAACTTAACCAGATATTACACTCTGACACCTACCAGTTCGAAATCGATACCGAAGATTATGTTTTCGGATTCAAGAAAACCATAAGAAAGCGTACTAAAAATTTAGCAAAAGCTATTCAATTACAAGTTAAGCTAGCTAATGACTGCGGGCGTTTCCTATCCGATACAGTTAGAATAGTAGCCGTGAGAATATATAGGAACGGTGAGTTAAGAAAAGAACTCCGTGCAGAAGAAATAACATCAACGTATAACGGATAAAATACAGAGCAATGGAAATATCAAAGAAATTAACAAGCAAGGAGAGTTTTGCTATTCTACACGAAATAGAAAGTCGCAAATATCCCGGCGGTATAAAATTCTCAGATTGGCAAGAGCAAAAGGAAAAAGCGAAGTTGGACGCAATCAAAAATCTCGTACCCGAAGTTGGACTTGGCTGTACGGTCTGCTATTACTCGGATAAACGAGCGGCAACAGTTACTAAAATTATTTCTCCATGCAAGATTGAGGTTACTTTCAATCAAACCAAATGTATAGACTATTATGCCAGCGAATATGAAGTCCTACCAGAATTGGAAGGAGCACCAAAAGTGTTCACCAAAAGAAGGAATGGATATTGGGTAGCAGAAGGGCAGCATTACAAAGATGGAGTTCTGCTTATGTTGCATTATCAAAATCACTATATAGATCCGACATTTTAAAATTAAGAGCAATGAGAACAGCAACATTGAAAGAGCCATATAAAGGCTATAGAAACATAATTCTAATCGAATATTGGCCGAACATACATAAATGGGAAGTCGAGATTTGTGGAAGTGGTAAACATATTTTTGTATATGAAGAAGAATTTGAGGAGGATTAAGCCATGACATACGAAGATTTGAAAGAAGAAGATGTTAATAAGATGCGGAATCTTAATCGCAAGAATCACTACTGTCTATCTTGCAAAGAATTGGAATCACTTGCCAAGAAACATCAAAACCATCGCAAAATTGGTGATGAATATACCTGTTTACTTATAGAATATCGATTAACTGATATAAATTTCCATACCGAAGCGTCATTGTTACACGCTGGAGAATATGAAAAAGTCATAGAAATAATAAAAACGTGGTAGTTTAGACAATTTTAGCACTAAAAGTGCATGAATTTCATATACTTTTTATATATTTACACCGTAAAAAGAACAAAAAAAATGAAGATTTTTACATCGTATTTCGGGAATAGCCGAAAATTGAAAGAAGCTGGAATTAAAATTATTTGCGTAGCCATTGGTAAACCCAGATTTATAGCTGGTATTCCACAAATGCTGAATGTTTGCCCGACTCGTTATATGGTAAGTGGACCTTGTTCCCACGATGAATACCTAAAACTTTACGACAGAATATTGGCAAGCCAAGATGCGAACCAAGTCGTGAAACAAATTGAAATGTTAAGCGGAGGAAAAGACGTTGCTCTTTGTTGCTACGAAAAACCGGGTGATTTCTGCCATCGCCATATTTTGGCAAAATGGATCACAGAAAATACTGGTATTGAAATCACAGAATTTGGAGTTGTTGAGAAGAAAGAGCCCAATTATGAACAAGCGAGTTTGTTTTGAAAATAATGCCAACCATCAATAGCGTTTGATGGGATGCTGTCAGATTTGCCAAGCAAGCGGTGGTTTGACAGCATTGGTTTGGTTGAATGGCGAAGTGATTAACGCAACGGTCTGCAAAACCGTTATTCGTGGGTTTGAATCCCACTTCAACCTCAGAGATAAGAAATAACGACCAAAGTACAAGGAAGGGCAGTGAAAATTCTGATAAACGGTTTGCAGGCTGCCCATATTGCGGAAATAGCTCATCGGCAGAGCGTTGGCATTCCAGCCAAAGAGTGGGGTTCGATTCCCTGTTTCCGCTCAACCCTTATAGTAGCGATAAGCAAAAGCAAGAACATTAAAGCTTGTGCAGTTTACGGGGTGATAGTAATTGCTATCTGACACGACTGAAAGAAGCCGAAGAATTGCATAAGTGTTCTTGCAAGTAGCTTGAAAAATGATGGATTTGTGTTTAGTCTTGTCGGGAATACGCTTGGCAGACTTAGCACAAAATGTATATGAAGTTATATACAACTTAAATATATGGACGAAAAAACGATAACAAATCCTTTAAATCAAGGACAAGAGAACTCTAATGATCCTATCAAAATTACAGTGTTAGGGTGTGGTAATGTAGGTGTAGCCATAGCAGCAGATTTATCTATTGGCGGACACGACGTTTCTTTGATTAAAACCTCCCACTCGAAAGAATCAGTTTTTTACAAAATCCGTCAGAACAATAACCGTGTATTGCTGAAAGAGAACTGTAGTTATAGAACTGCTGTAATCAATGAAGTATCTCATGACATTAGCAAAGTAACAAAAGCTGATGTCGTCATTGTGACAATTCAAAGTACCTATCACGAAAATCTTATCGAGAGAATAAGCAAGTTTCTCAACGGGAGCCAGATTGTAATTTGCATTTGCAGTTATATGTCATCTTTCTACTTCAAAAAGCACTGTTCTTCAATGCCAGTCATAGTGGAAACTGCTGGCCCATATCTTGAAGGACGAATAGAAGAAGATGATGTCCCCGGAGAAGTCGTATTCCGGGTTGGGTGCAGGCTTACAAGAAGCCCATTGTCTATCTTCCAAAAAGAAATAGCAGGGGAGTGTATGGATAGAATCCGTCAACTATATAAAGGTTTCAGCAACGAATACTCAGTATTGGAATCCGCATTACTCAACCCTAATATGGTTTTGCATACCGTTGGATCCATAATGAGCATTCCAAGAATAGAATACAGCAAGGGAAACTTCTGTATGTATAGGGAAGCATACGCCCGTGGTAATGATGCGACCTTTAAGGTTATGCTGGATTTGGATAAAGAGAAACGCAAGGTTTTAGAACGATTAGGTTGTAATCCTATCGATATTTTTGTCGCAGGAGGTTTTCTCGGTGACCCTATAAAGAGTTTTTACGAATACTCTGAATCCAAAGATAGGGCGATAAGTCCTACTTCAGTGCGTTCAAGATACATCACGGAAGATGTTTCACAAGGTCTTATCCTGTTGGAAAGCATTGCCAAAAGAATAGGCGTAGACGTTCCCATTACAACATCTCTCATCAATATTTCAAGTGTAGCTTTAGGAGAAGATTTTAGAGAAAACGGAAGAACTATCCAGAGATTAGGTTGCGAAAAGTATATAGAAGAACTTTGCGAAACAAGATATGGATATTAGCACAGACATAAAAACACGTACATTTGGTGTCGAGATTGAGATGTGTAATCTTGATCGTAGTAAAGTGTCATTGCCAACAGGATATTCATGGAGTAAGGATGAGGATATTGTTAACACAGACGGGACGTGTAATAAGAGATTTGGTGGCGAAATTAATACTCCACCGCTAAGACTTTGCTTGAAAGATTTGCACGAATTGAAAAGTGTATATGAATCTATGGTAAATGCAGGAGGTGTAATCAAATGGAGCGTCTATACACATGTCCATATCTATGCTGGGGATTTGTCGGTGGAGCAATTAAAAAATATCTTTCTTTTCTTTTATGTATGCTATCCGTTCATCAAAAAGTATGCGAATATCTCAGAATGGGACGAAATGGTTTTCAATCTCATGCCGATTCCTACTGAAAAATATTATAATGGTGTTTTGCAATCCAAAACATTTGACGACATAAGAGAATTATTTACTAACAATTCAAAGAAAGGTTTTATCCGTCACGCAATTAACATATCATCATATTTTAAGACTAAGACTATAGAGTTTCGCACCTATCATGCTACAACAGATTTTTATATGGCGATGAATTGCGTTTACTCTACGTATAGAATGTTTTATTATGCCATAAATCATACGTTTAATGACTTTCAATTACTACATACCTACGAGGAGTTCAAAAAAGTTACCGGACTGAAATACGAAACACCTAAGGAGCTTATTCCGCTACTCTATCAAGGCAACCCATACAATGCGATAGAAACGTTTCAAACAAGACCGATAGCATTCAATTCCAAACAGGCTTCGGCTCTATATGAGGCAATGAAAGAACATGGGCACAAAGAGGTATGCATAGTAAACAGCTTTTTATATAACTATGAGTTGTTTTTCATGGATAAAATGGATGTGTCTATTTTTAGTCAAGACCCATATTGCCATTTGCTGTATTTGCTATCCAATGGAAAAATGTCGCTGACGTATAACAACAGTCTGGAATGGCTGGAGCAGTTCAACAACAAGACACCATCAAGGCAGCTTGCGTTGGCTCTGTATGCAAAGGGCTTGCAGAAGTTCTGTATGAGCCAGTCTGCAAGGAACGATGCTATTCTCGATGCGATAAAGTATAAGGCAAAAGAGTCCATTGAATACACGGAGAAGTCAAGTGAGAGGCTTATGTCGCTGCTTACTACCTGTGAATACCATCGAGGCTCTCTTCAAGAAGCAATTGATGGAAAGAAAGTCATCTATTTTAACTATGGTAAGGATAAGTTCTTAAAGAGGGCGTTCAAGCTGATACGGGAAAACAGTGATATGGAATCGGACATTCCCGTTATAAGGAATGACTATTACGAATTGGTGGAAAGGTTGCCAAAAGACACTTGGTTTTACTTCATCAGCAATAGTCCATACCTTAGTAATATGCACAAAGTTGCTATCTTCAATTCTTCAGGAGGCGAAAGGTGGTCGGCTGGTCGTTATCTTTATTGCAACAAACCTTGCATAAACAGTCAGTCAAACACTTCATACTCATCTAGTATTGATACCGTTGATGAGATAGTTCCGCCTGATGATTTGGGTATAGATAACCCGGATGCTCTAAGGATATTGAAGGTAAAACCGGGTTACTTGAAAGGATTGCAGAAGAAGTATGTCAAGAAAGTGGATTCTGTAAGTTCATCCACATATCCTTTTGTAGTCATGTACGGCAAGTACACGCTGGGTGGTTTTGGATTCACGTTACCACAACACAATGGGTATGATCTGTTTCAACTTACTGATTTTTGCACGAATAATGCAATTCCTAAACTTAGTAAGTTTATTTTGTACTGCATACAAACAAAAGAAGTACAAAGAATATTGAGCCGCTCCATGCACAAGTTAGTGGAGAAGGTTATCAGCTGTGCTTATACCCACAAACCGGTAAGTATGAAATATCGGGGTGTTTATACAAAAGTGAAAGAGCATTGCACATCATCATATCTTGCTTATAGCGGGCAACTTGGTGTGTATTCAAGCTATAAGGAAGTAATAGAAAAATACCATAAGCTATTAGAAAATGGACAACGAAAATAGATGGAAATACGATCAGGTGGACATCAGCCTTATAGATGAGGCGGAAATGAACGCCAACGAAATGACTGGAGAGGATTTTGCCGCCCTATGCGATAATATTGGCAAATCCGGATTGAGTAGCGTCCCGTGTTGTTACAAAAAACAAGACGGAAGATTTGTGATGATAAGCGGGCATCACAGATTGAGGGCTTGTAAGAAACTGCGTTACTCCAAGATAGGCATTCTTTATTGCGATGAAGATGAGCTTACGAAAGATGAGATTATAGCAATCCAGCTTTCCCATAACTCCTTACATGGAAAAGATAACAGGAATATCTTGAAGAAATTATTTGAACAAATTCAGACCATCGAGTTCAAGAAGTTCGCCCACATCAACATTGACGAAATTACACCGGTTGATACGAACGGTATAGATATATCCGTGATGAAGGAGACTTTCACTTTCTCCATTATCCTTTACCCAAACTCGTTTGATGCACTAGACAGTCTGTTTGGGGACATAAGGGAGCAGGCGAAGAAAAGCGACATCGTATTGATTGCAGACCATGAACCTAATGAGGAGATGCTGCTTAAGTTGCAGAAAGAAATAGGAGACCAATTCAACATCAAGTCTCCTGCAATATGCTTTTCTAAGCTGCTTGATCTAGCAAAGGAACGTTTAACCGAAATACAGAAAGACAATGATTTGGGTAATAGCGAATCGTAAAGAGGAAGACGGCAGCTTTCCCACGTACAAGTATTATAAGAAAGCCTTTGCCGATGGTAAAATAGACATATTTTGTGCGGATAAGGATGATGATTTCTCTTTTCTCACGAAAGAGGATATTGCTTTTATTCGGGCAAGAGACGAGAACATCAATCAACATGTTAGAAAAGCTCAGGAAAGAATCGGATTTGCGTCCACGCTTGAATCTTCGCAGACTAACTATCTTACTCATGATAAGGAAGCTGTTAAATCCGAATTGTACAAATGTGGCATTCCGTTTCCTCTGACAGTTAGTCCCAATGATGTGGAAAGAGGTTTCGCATATTTCGTTAAACCAAAGTTTGGCGAGAATAGCGTCGGAATAGATTCAAACAGTATATGCTTTACTAAGTCGCAGGTCATAAATAAATGTCTATTTCTTCACAAACAAGGCATAGAACCGATGATAGAACGTTACATTGACGGGAGTGATATAACCACTTCTGTAATATACTCAAAGAAAGATAGCTCTTTAAAGACATACTCTGCTTTTACGAATGCCAATAACACGGATGGCATACAAACGGATGAAACAAAGCGAAATTACAGCTTCAGTGCATCTGCATGCAAAGATGAATTACTTGACAGAATTGCGAAGAAAGTGTTTGAAGCGGTAAGTGCTAAACATTACCTTAGGATAGATTTCAGAATGTCCAACCAAGTACCATATGTGATAGATATTAATATGATTCCCGGACTTTCTCCCAATGGATATATGGCTAAGTGCATGAAAGAGCATGGCATAGAGTACAATGATTTTATACGAATGGTCGTAAACAGTGCGTTCTAACTGATAATTAAAAACAAATAGAAATAAGCAAATTCAACATTTAAAAACTGTGATATGGCACGATACAAGAAAATCCCGTATGAAAAGGTCGCTGAGGTTTATACTAAGAAAGCTGGTAATATATCATCTACGTGTACTTCTCTCGGCATAGACCGAAATACATTTACCGCATGGCGTAAAAAGTACCCTAAATTGAATCAACTACTGTCAGATGTTGATGAGAGTTTAATCGATTTTTCTGAAAGCAAATTGCTTGAACAGATTAACGCAGGCAACCTTACAGCCATCATATTCCATCTCAAGACAAAAGGCAAAAAACGTGGCTATGTGGAAAGCGTTGAGCAAAACGTGAATGTCAATCCATTTGAGAAACTGATGCAAGAATTGCCTGATGATGAGGAATGAGCCATGTACGCAAGGACATACGCTACTTAAAGTCATGGATAGAAGACTGGAATAGGTTTTGCCGTGATGTTTTGAAGGTTCGTTTAGACAGCGAGCAGCAATCTATCATATCCTCTGTCCAGCACAATCCTATGACAGCTGTTGCATCAGGTACAGCTCGTGGTAAGGACTTCGTTGCAGCATGTGCTGCTATGTGTTTTATGTACCTCACTCCACGTTGGAAAGATGGCAAATTATCCAAGAATACAAAAATTGCCATGACTGCACCAACAGCAAGGCAGGTATATAACATCATGATGCCTGAAATCTCACGACTATTTAGAAATGCAGAATTTTTACCCGGTCGACTTCTATCTGCCGGAATAAGGACTAATTATGAAGAATGGTTCCTGACGGGGTTTAAGGCTGGTGATGACAATACTGAAGCATGGTCTGGGTTCCACGCTGTGAATACAATGTTCGTCGTTACTGAAGCATCGGGTATTTCAGAAGCAACATATAATGCTATTGAAGGTAACTTACAGGGAAATTCCCGTTTACTCATCGTGTTTAATCCTAACATAACTACGGGTTATGCCGCACGAGCCATGAAATCCAATCGATTTGCGAAATTCCGGTTAAACTCACTCAATGCAGAGAATGTAGTCAAAAGGAAATTAGTCATTCCCGGTCAAGTAGATTATGAATGGGTAAAAGATAAAGTGATAAATTGGTGTTCTCCCATTCAGAAGGCAGATTTTAATGAAGGAGAAGGTGATTTTAAGTGGGAAGATGGTCTATACCGACCTAATGACCTTTTTCGTGTCAAGGTACTTGGTATGTTTCCAAAAGTCTCCGAAGATGTACTTATTCCGTATGAATGGATAGAGATTGCAAATGATAATTGGAATCGTTTACAAGAAGAAGGTTTTACACCGTCTAAATCATGTAAGATTGGTTCTGATGTTGCTGGTATGGGTCGAGATGAAAGTGTACTTTGCCCTCGATACGGAAACTATGTCCCTAAATTTGAAGTTCACCAATCTGCTGGAAAAGCGGACCACATGCATGTCGCAGGAATGCACATCATATATCTTTCTGACAAAAAATCCAAAGCGTACATCGATACAATAGGTGAAGGAGCTGGAGTATATTCCCGATTGGAAGAACTCGGATATAGGAATGTTTATTCTTGTAAGTATTCCGAGAGTGCAAAAGGCTTGCATGACCTTACCGGACAATATGAATTTGCCAATATGCGAGCTTACTGCTATTGGTCTTTACGTGATTGGCTTAACCCTAAGAACGGTTTTGGGGCGGCTATTCCCCCTTGTGACAAACTCATGGAGGAAGCAACCGAAACACACTGGAAGTTCCAAAGCGATGGACGGATTATAATTGAACCGAAAGAAGAAATCAAGAAACGTATCAAACGTTCGCCAGACTATATGGATGCACTTGCTAATACATTTTATCCATTTGACTATGATTTTATTAGTGACGAAGAATTACTAAAAGACTTTTTATGATCGCTATAAACCTCTATCTTTGCATCGAAGACTGTCTTATTATTTATTAATAATTGCAGTTTTCATTGCTCTTATGTACGCCGGCTTGTGAAAGTCGGCGTTTTTGATATTACAATATCCAAGTTACCAAAAGTTAAACTATTGATTATGAGCAAAATAAGGTTGTAAATATTTTGTTAACTCACTGATAATGAGTATCTTTACAATACTAAAACAAATCAATATTACTAACAATTAAAAGACAAAGAGCAATGAGTACTGTAGACAAATCAAAAATTAAAGCATTTTTCTCTGACATCGAAAAAATGCTTACGGTAAATGGCGATTACATTTTAGTAGATGATAATATGGAACTTCAAAGCTGGTGTATTTACACCGTAAAGAATGGTAAGCTCTATGATAACATATCTTTCGATATGGAGCCAAGAGCCTATAATAAAGATGATTTTAATGATCTTAAAGATTATTCAGAGGGTATGCAATTCGCTTTACTTACTAAACAATTTGAATCTTATTATCCTGATTAACAAGTAAAATAAGAGTAATGAAACATTCAGAAGAACAAATAAAAGAAATAATGTTAGCCTTATACGAACAACTTGGCAGACATAGATTTGTAGTTATGACAGGATCAAAATTTACCGGTTACATGGAGAATGAATCTGGTGACCTGCAGCAGGTTATTAAATTGAGCAAAAATAAATCTGGCGCAGATAAATTAATTATTACTTATGAAGAAGGTAAGGATACTTATTCTATGAGATTCATCAAATCCCCGAAATTAAACAAAAAGACTTTTTCTTTTTCCGAGGCCAAAGAGGTCTTCTTTTCGAGTGATATTTATGCTGAACAGTTGCAAGAAGTGTTTACACAAGTGACAGGCTTATATACTCATCTTTAAACATAAAATCGATGAAAGCAAACAATCCTAACTACAAATTCGAAATAGCATAACTATTTATATATAAGAACAATGAAAAAGAAAGCAGTAGAATACAGCATAACAGCAAAAAAACAAGATTTTGAGGTTGTCAAAGTTTATTCTTCTATAGACTCTGCTAATTTCGCAAGAAAGTTCTATCATGAAGATATTCTTATTTACGAAAGTGCATTCATTATATTGATGAACAAAGCCTACAATATAACCGGGTATGCTAAAATCTCTCAAGGAGGAATATGCGGAACACCAGTTGACAAAAGATTGATTGCCAAATATGCTATTGAGACTCTCTCTGCTGGTGTCATATTCGTTCATAATCACCCAAGCGGTAACAAAAACCCTAGTAATGAGGATATAAAAATGACTAACTCCCTTAAAAATATATTGAAATTGTTCGATATAAAATTATTAGACAGTATTATTTTAACTGAAAATGATTATCTTTCAATGAGTGATGAATGCCTTATATAGTATCTAATCTGCAACCTCACACGCAATTTTCAGATTCACTGACGAAGCAATCTTTGCCATTCTCAATAGAATAACTGGATAATAACGCAAATTCACTTCCACTCGCCTTTGGTTACTTGATGATAAATCACTCATTCCCAACTATCTTGTTTTTGTATTACTTTGTCTTATTTTTATTATCCTCTTTTCTTAAAAAAAATAAAACTCGATCAATATTTTATTGAAAAGTGTATGAAATTCATATACTTTACTGTATATTTGCAAAAAGCGTATGAAGATGTACGCCACCCGACTTGTCGTAAACACCTGTTTGTCCGTTTAGGCGGAGGCACATCTGAAAGAAGATGCGAATAGTCTGCTGGCTACATTGCTACGCAGACTATTTTTTTGTTTAAACCTAAATGAAATGAACAGACAACAGCAAGTTTTCGTAAGGTTGAAACTTAAAGCGAAGGCGTTAGGGTTCAACGCGAAGGAATTGAAGGGTATCGCCGCCAAGATTGCCGATAACCTGAAATCCGCAGAAGATGCCTCAGAAGAGGATGTAAACGCAGAAATCGACGAGCAGATAGAAGCGGTTCTCCCTTACCTCACTTTCGGCCAGTCGCAAGCCAACCGTTTGCTTGACGAATGGAAGAAAAAACACCCCGAATCAGAAGAAGATGATGATGACGAAGTTGACGATGACACGTCAAAAGGCGGCTCTCGTCCAGCTGGTTCAAACAAGAAAAATCCCAACAACAAAGGAAATGAACAAGACGAAGAACCCGCATGGTTTAAGTCTTTCAGAGAACAACAGGAAGCCCGTTTTGCCGCATTGGAAGGTGAAAAAGTTTCTAACTTGCGTAAGGCCAAACTTGAAGCCCTGCTGAAAGACACTGGAACATTCGGTTCACGTACCTTGAAAAGCTTCTCTAAGATGAGCTTTGAAAGTGACGACGATTTCGAGGAGTTCTATTCAGATGTTGAGGAAGACCTGAAGAATTACAATCAAGAGCGTGCAGATGCAGGTTTGGCAACATTGGCAACCCCTCCTGCTGCCGGAAGTAAAGGTTCGGGTAAACAAGACGAAGTATTAACCGACAAAGAAGTTGAAGATTTAGTCAACACTTTCTAAGTCAAAAAAGAAATTGTAACAATGGGTGCAACAGCAAATTTATCAAGCGAAATGGAAGTTCTCAATGCCGGAATGGATTCTGTCGTAATCCGGCATTATGTAGCTGGCATTATCGGAGGTCGTACTCTTGACGTATCAAATTATAACCTTCCGGTTATTAAAGCCGGGCACGTTGTTATTCGTGATCCGTCAACAGACACGTACAAACCTATGCCCGTAAAATCATCTGGCGATGGATACGACTCACTTCCCGGTTCTCATGAATATGTAGGAGTAGTTGTATGTACAAAACCAACTAGTGAACCATTGGTTGGTATTATGTATAGTGGCGAAGTCAATGATTTGGCGAGTCCATACCCCATAGACGACATAAAAGCGGCTATGAAAACGGCATTGCCAACTCTTGTATTCTTACACGATTAATGTAGAAAGGAGGTAAAAAATGAAAGAATCACTATTTATTGAATACATCAGAAAGATTTTCCCGAAACTTCAAACCATCATCGAGAGAATCAATGGTAAGCGAGGCAATCAGCTTACATATCTTCACAAGACAATGCTTCGCAAAGAATATTCCGCAGACCAAAAGTGGGAAAGTGCATCAGTTAACACAACTTATGTTGCGGCCGACATGGTAGCAATGGACTCACCTCTCCCTCCCAAGATGAGAGACTCCATTGCTCACGCAAATGGTACATTGCCAAAGGTCGGAATGAAAAAAATTCTTCGTGAGACTCAGATCAACACAATCAACATCATGAAAGCTCAAGGAGCTGCGTTCACTAATATAGCTAACAAGCTAACCAACGATGCGGTAGCTTGCTCTGTTGGTATCGATGAAAAGAACGAAGCAAACTTTTTAACTGCTTTATCTGATGGAGTTGTAATCGTTGAAGATGAAAACAATACAGGAACTGGATTGCGCATAAATTTCAACTATTTACCGCAAAATAGCTTTGGTGTAGAAACAGCTGGAACTATTTCTTCTGATGACATAAAGCGTGTTATTGCAAAAGCTGACGCAGATGGTAACTCAATTACAACGATAGCAATCTCGTTATCGACTTACAATAAAATGAGACAAGAACAATGGGCAAAAGAATTGGTTGCCAACTATCGAGGTCAGACATTCGACAGCAACACTAAGTTACCTGTTCCTACTGCTACATTGTTTGACGAAGCATTTGCCGATGACAACAACGGAATTACATTCTTAAAGATTGACCGTACAGTCATTTCTGAGAAAAATGGTAAACGCATTCCGTACAAACCGTGGAATGCGAACAAACTAATATTCCTTACTACACAAGAAGTTGGCGCATTGGTTTGGGGCACACTTGCAGAAGTTACTAATCCCGTAGCAGGAGTAATTTATTCCACGGTAGATGAATACAAACTTATCAGCAAGTATTCTAAAAATGATCCTTTGCAGGAATTTACAAGTGGTCAAGCATTAGTTCTCCCTGTTATTGAAAACGTAGACCAAATCTACTCTCTTGACATCTCAGAGGCTCAAACGATTGACACTACCGAAGAGGGAAAAGATTCTACCGATAAGAACATCACCATTTGGGGACAAGCTTACATAAAAGCAAACTTCGTCGCAGAGTTCAATAAAATAACCGGTAAAAACTTATCGACGACTATTCCAGACGATAAGTTAATTGCTGCTGTAAACAAATTGAATGATGCCGATGAAGCTAAGCTCAAAAAAGCTGTTGAATCATATAAAACAACAAATGGAGATAGTTAAGCCATGAAGACAATTCAGCAAGCTCTTATAGACGAAATACATTACCCTATTCCAGAAGGTTTTGTAGAGAATGTGATGATAAAACGCAAACTCAATCCAGTTGGTGATTGCGATTCAGATACAATGAACTCAAAGGAGTATATGGGAGCTTTGGCTGATTGTCTTTGGTCTTTAGTTCAGGCTATCAATTTTTCTGAAGCAGACAAGTCTTTCGGTTCTTTATCAGATAAAGACAAAGAACGTATTCTGTTACGTGTTAACTCAATCTATAATGCCATTGGTGAACCTTCGGTAGAGTTGGAGGCAAAGCCAATGGTATATATAGGTGACTGCCTTTTGTAATATGTCAGTAATAAGACTATATCCACACAGATTGCAGTACCTCGTATCAAAAGATGGTTACGAGGATAGCAATGGTGATTATCATGAAGGAGAAACTAACTGGGAAGGCTGTATTGAATGCGACGCAGTTCCTGCTGGTAAAGCCTCTGAAAAAGAGTTTGACGATGGTATTGTAAGAAGCTATTCATATACAGTTTATCTACGTTCAAATTGTCGAACATTCATGATCGGTGACAGGATTAAGATACATCTGCTTGAAGGAATTGAAAGGGAGTTTAGTGTGAAAGGTTTCCATCGCTACCAGAAACAATGTAAACTATGGGTATAAGAATGACCACCAAGCTAAGCGAAGTGCATGACATGCTCATGAGAGAAGCAGAGCGTGTCGAGCGTCTTACTATTCGTGCTTTATCCAAACTTGGCGAACAATGCGTTACAAAAATTCGTGATAGAGCAGGTGATAAAAGTTGGTACGACCAAACAGGCAACTTGCGTAGTTCGGTTGGATATGTGATTGCTCATAATAAGAACATCATTCAATACTCAACTTTCAACCAAGTGAATCAAGGTTCAGAAGGTGTAAAAACAGGTAAAGACTTAGCGAAAGAACTTGCTAAAAGATATTCTAATAACTATGTACTTATCGTAGTCGCCGGAATGAACTATGCTGAATTTGTAGAAGCGATGGATAATAAAGACGTACTTGCATCAACCGAACTTTGGGCAAGAGAACAAGTTCCATTGATGCTTGAAAAACTTAAAAGACAGATTGCGAAATAATGAAATCCGATATTGAAATAGCTAAGTTCGTTTATCACAAAATTAAAGGTACAGAACTCGAACGTAATGTCTCCGGTAAATTGAGTGACAGAGGAAGGCCCAACAAATCTGATAAAGAAGATATAGTCATATCTGTTCTTGCAAATGAAGGTTGCGGGCAAATACAACGAGCCTATGTGAATGTCAATATATATGTCAAAGACTTATGGGACTCTGAAACCAAAACATGGGAAAAAGATTCAATCCGAATTCGTGAATTATGCGAACTATCGAAGTTTTTATTCTCTATACGAAAAGACGAATATCATACGGTTCCATCACAATGCAGTCAAAAAACTGATTCAACAGGAGTTTCATTTGAAGACGGACATACAGAGCATTTCATTAATAACAAACTGTACATAGAGATAAATAACGAATAAATTTTTAATATAAATTAGGTATATCATGGCAGTAATAGGATGGGGTAAGCCCCGTGTATTTATAAAAGATTTGGATGCTTCTGCTCCTAAATGGGAGGAATTACCTACCCCTGTGGAAGATTCTACACAGTTGACAACAACAAAAGGAGGTAAACAAGAAGCAAAAATCGAAGGAGGCGAAAATGAGGATGTAAAGTATGGAAAGAATACCTATGCTTTGGCATTGAACATTCGTTCCGCAAAAGGACGTAAGCGTCCTGTAAGTGATAGCGATGGTGTTGTTGCACACAATTATGCTGTTGTTGTTCAACCGGAAGACCCAGAAGTTCAAGGTTTCTGCATGGAGAAAACGACAGTTTCCGTTGAAGACACTTTTACTTCTGCTGACGGTGGTGTTTGGGCATACACTTTTGATGCGTTGAAAGCAGCCGCCGATAAAAAACAAATTCAGTGGGGTAAAATCATCGTGACGGAATCCGGTGGAAACATCAGTAAAATTGACTGCGATCCTGAAGATGAGTCTGGAGACGGTGATAAATTCGAAGTAGCTCCTAATCCAAGTGGTGGTGGATAATTCAATAGGTTGTAGATAGAGCCAAACGTGGGGGCTTCGTACCCACGTGTTCTGCGTATCTAGTGTAACGGTAGCACATATACACTCCATGTATAAAGTTGTGGTTCGACCCCACAGTTGCGCTCAATATAATTTATTTTGCATGGACAAAGAAGGGAAAATAATAGAAATGGATATTGCAGATACTATCATGGAAAGACCTTATGAGTTCCATATAGGAGAAATGCAATTCTACTTATACCCTGCCACATTGGGTAAAATATACCTTTTATCACGTCTTACCGAAAATTTAGAAATAAATAAAGACTTCCTTTCTATAAATCCATATATGGAAGCATTACGATTATGCGATTCCAAAAGAGATATTATATGCAAAATATTGTCTTACCATACATTCGATAAAAAGGAAGAATTATTCAATAGCCACCTAATAAATGAAAGACGAAAGCTATTTGAAGACAACCTATCGAATGAAGAACTTGCTCAACTATTCATAATAGTGTTATCAAAGGATAACATTGACCAGTTTATTCAACACTTTAAGATTGATATTGAGAAAAAAGAACAAGAAAAAATATCAAGAATCAAGAAAAAGAAGTGTAACACTATAACTTTTGGAGGTAAAAGTATTTATGGTACTTTGATAGATATAGCCTGCGAACGCTATGGCTGGACTATGGACTATGTTGTATGGGGTATTAGTTATGCCAACCTGCATATGTTACTTAATGATTACATAACATCTATATACCTTACTGACGACGAGATAAAAAAATATCATATATCTACGGACCGAACATTTATAAACGGGGACGATCCTAAAAATATGGATAAAATAAAAGGCATGAAGTGGGACTAAAAATAATATTAATCCCCTTATCCATATCCAACGTTATTAAGCATTCTTCTATAAATTTATTTTAATGCATCCTATTAATAATGTTCCACAATGTACACTGTTTTCTTATAAAGGGATAGTATCAATATGAATGATTTCACCATTTGTACCAATATCTATCGTCCAACATATCACGTCATTATAATTAGTCCATGCCCCAATAGATGGCACTTGAATTGTGGCATTTTCAAGTATTTGATAATAAACCTTTTCTCCAATATATATATAAAAGAAATTCAGAGGATATTGTTTTGCGCTTCCTTTTGTAGCAGATTTTATTCCAGAATTATATGTATTAAATGACATTGTAATATTACCAAAATATGGAGCATTAAATGTATATGATTTTCCGCTCAAAGTATTGTTTTTAGTAGATGGAGTCTTTTTGACTTTTGTAAACGATATACTTTTTGTTTTTTTATTTCCATATAAATCTTTATAGTCGATATTCACTTTAAGCAAATCATCTGATACTTCTTCAACTGTATAAATTGTTGTCCTATTAAAATAGGAATTTTGACATGATACTATATTTTTGGATTGAGTATAATCACCGCTATCTATAAACTCATCTGCAATATATGCCGAATAGAATCCATCATTTCCAAATGACACTACATAATTTTCACTTTCCCAAACACCTATAATTAGTGATTTCGTATCATCACTCGTCGATCCGGGTTCTCCGTCCTCCGTTCGTGCACATGATTGTAAAATAATAATTGATAATAGAATCAATATATATAAAAATAATTTCTTCATATCTTTATTTTTTTATTTATCAGCACATTTTTTCGCCAAATCAAGACCCTCTTTAAGACCATCGGCATAATTAAAAATATCATCGATAGTCTCAATGTCAATCCATTCATTCGTCTTGTAGTTATCCTTTGGCAAGCATATTTTTTTACTCCGTTTCCCTATATAAATGCGGCAAATCCACCACCATGTACTACCATCTATGTTCACGGAAAAATAAGTCTTGTAGTCGTTATATTGAATACGAGATACATCTACATACTGCCTCAATATACTGCGCACAATGTTATAGGCATCTATCTCCTCTTGTGTAGTAACTATACCTTTTTCTCGGTCTTGAAATACTACACCATCGGGAAGTTTTTCTTCATTCATTTCGTTTGGCTGTTGATTTTCATTCTCAACCTCCTGTGGTATCTGTTTTTCCTCCTTATTCTCATTCTTCATAGCCACATTTAAACGGTCGGATATAATATCGTTAATCACCGAAGCAATGGATTTCTTAACAATAGGTCTATATTGGTCCACAAGTTTTGCCGTATATTTCCCATCATTAAGATTACGGACAAAATAACGTGTAAATTCATCGTCTGGCATTTGGAAATTACGATTAAGCATTTCTTTTACTTGTATCGTGATTTGTAACTCTTGTGCCGTACTCAATATATCTTGCTCATTATAATAAGACTTATGAAACTTTTTTAGTTGCTCAATATCGTTGTCCGATAAGTCGAGCATATTCACCACAAGGAACGGCTTTTCGTCCATTATGTTCACCTTTTCTAAATCTGTATAAAAGCGATATTCTATTCCATTCGTCAAGACCCCAAACCTAGCCTTTGAAGCGACAAAATATCTTTGTAACTGAGTGTCATGTAAATTCAAGTTTTGTTTACAATGCTTGCATTCTATAAGTAATATAGGATTTTCGTCCTTCATTATGGCATAGTCTATTTTTTCGCCTTTCCTCTTAACTAAGTCACAATCCATTTCTGGTACAACCTCAAAGGGATTGAATACATCATATCCCAATGCTGCTATCACAGGCATTACAAAAGAGGTTTTTGTCGCTTCTTCCGTTGCTATGCTATCCTTCTGTTTAGCAATTTTCTCTACAATCTGTTGAATTGTATCTTTGAAATCCATATCTTATGCTGTTAAGATTGTTTCGTCAAAAGTATAATACAATAATCATTTATTAAAATATTTATACCCACACATTAGTTAAACTTTATTAACTCTATTCTATTTTATCAAAAGTGTATGAAATTCATATACTTTTGTATATTTGCAAATGATGTGATGTTACATCTACCCCTTTTAATCGAAAAGACTCATGGCCGGACTTCATTTTGATATAACAGGCGACAATTCTAATTTTCTTCGTAAACTACGAGAAGTAGAAACCGGAGTAACCAATACTTCTAAGGAAATAGAAAAAAATGGATTGGGCATAGAAGATATGTTCAACAAAATGACGAAAGCAGCTGCAGCTTTTGGGGCTGGCTTTACAGCAAAAGAACTTATCCAAAATATTATACAAGTAAGAGGTGAATTTCAACAATTAGAGGTCGCCTTTACCACTATGCTTGGAAGTAGTGAAAAGGCAAACGTCCTTATGGCTCAGCTCACAGAAACAGCCGCCAAAACTCCATTCGATTTACAAGGTGTTGCCAATGGAGCTCGTCAATTACTGGCTTACGGTACTTCTGCCGAAGATGTTAACGAGACTCTTATACGATTAGGGAACATTGCAGCCGGACTTTCACAACCTTTGGGAGACTTAGTATATCTCTATGGTACAACTATGACACAAGGTCGACTTTATACACAGGACCTAAACCAATTCACTGGACGAGGTATTCCAATGATAAAAGAACTTGCCAAAGAATTTGGAGTAGCTGAAAGTGAAATCAAAGGAATGGTAGAAGCTGGTATGATAGGGTTTCCAGAGGTTCAGAAAGTCATACAGAACCTTACCAACGAGGGTGGTATGTTCTTTAACTTAATGCAAGAACAAAGCAAAACCATTACCGGACAGATTTCTAACATAGGAGATAGTTTCTCGATGATGTTGAACGACATCGGCAAAGCGAATGAAGGTATTATCAATGATGCATTATCCAGCGTTTCTTATTTGATAGAAAACTATGAAAAAGTAGGAAAAATACTAATTGAATTGGTCGGTACATACGGAGCATACAGAACTGCGCTCATTACTATTTCCGCCATTGAGAATTTGCGCTATCAAGCCACTCTTGCTCACATGGCAGGATTGACAAAGATGCAAGCTATTATTACCGTCCTGAAAACGAAAACGGATGCTCTAAATGTAGCAATGGCAAAAAATCCATATGTTGCAGTAGCAGCGGCAGTAGCAGCACTAGGTTTGGGCATTTATAAATTAGTCACTTATCAAACAGAAGCAGAAAAGGCACTGGAAAGGCTGGATGCTGCGGGAAAGGAATCTGAGAAAGCAGCCTTATCTGAGCAAAGGGAACTTGCTAAGCTCAATGGAGAATTGTCTTCATTAAAAGAAGGTACAGATGAATATAATACCGTCAAAGAAAAAATTGTTGCAGGATATAGCAAGTATTATGATGGACTCGAAGAAGAAATAAATAAGGTTGGACTCACGGAAGAAGCTTATAAAAAACTCACAAAAGCAATCACAGATTCTTACGGGGCAAGACAATACCAGCAATTCAAGTCGCAGCAGGAAGATTGGTTGGACAACATAATGTCCGATAATCTCGGAAAGATACAAGACCGCCTATATAGCGAGTTAGGAGATAAAGAAGGTGCAAAACTCTATTCAGAAATCTACCATGCCATATTGGAACGAAGAGATTTGGATGCTGCGATCCAAGACAAACTAAATGAAATACAAGACAAAGGTACGATTTTTGCGGATTCACGTATTGATACATATATCTCCAATATCCGAGAAGCGCAAAAAATAACAGAGGATTTAGATGGAAAAGCCCGTGAAAAGTTTGGCGTTACAAGTATAAATACCTCTCAACAGACAGCAAATGAGCCATTTTCCACCGAAGGTAAATCCATCTCCCAACTTGAAGAAGAAATCAAGAAGGCTGAAACCTCACTTGCATCATTAAAAAAGGCTCTTGCAGACGGCAGCGGAACAAAAGAAGCAGTGGATCAACAAGAAGCTTATATCAAGTCGCTTCAAGACACTATACTTGAACGTGAGAAAGATTTGAGAGTAATCAATGAAGTCAAAACACAAATCTCAAAATTAGAGAAAGAGCAGGGAGAAACCGTAAGCGGAAGCAAGGAATACAATGCGTTACAATCACGAATTGACGCACTCCGTGCAAAGCTGCCTAAAACCAAATCTGATAAAGCGGCTGAAGATAAGCAAGCAAAAGAGCAAAAAGAGGCCGAGCAGAAACTTGTTGATGAACTTCTTGAGCTTCGTAAAAAAAATCAAGAGAAAGAAATCTCCCTCTGGGAAGAAGGTAAAGATAAGAAATTGAAGCAAATTAACTACTATTATGAAGAACAGAAAAAAGAAATTAAAAAGAAAGAGAAAGAGCTGGCCGAGTTAAACAAAGTAGCTAAGATTGAACCCTCCAAGCTTAATGAGAATGGACTAACAACTGAACAACAGGAAAATATTGATACCGCAAATAGGTTAAATGAAAAGAATAAGAATAAACAGACCAAAGAAATTCTCGATGATGAAATTAACGCAATGAACGATTATCTTGCCGCTTACGGGAACTATTATGAAAAGCGTAATGCTATTATTGAGCAAGGCGAATCTCGTAAGGTAGGCAAAAACGAATGGGAACAGAAGTCTATTGACGAAGAAACAAAAAGGGCACTATCTGATTTGGATATAGAGGCGAATAAATCTACGTCTGCCATAAGTAAATTGTTTGACGATATGCGTCAACACACAGTTGCAGATATGCGTCTCATTGCTAATGAAGCTGAACGAGCATTCCAATTCTTGCAATCAGGCGAATGGGACGAAAACAAAGGTCTTGAATTTGGTATGACAAAAGAGACCTTCGACACATTGCGTAAATCTCCCGAAGAATTAGAACGAATTAGAAAAGGTATAGATAATGTCCGTAATTCCGCAGATCAATCTGAAACGGGGTTTAACAAACTAGCTAATGGTCTTAAAAAAGTATTCGATGCCGGTTCAAATACAAAAAAATTGCAAGATGGACTTGAAGAAATAAGAAGTGGATTAAGTGAGGTATTAAGTGTAGCCCAATTCCTTTCCGACACATTTTCAAATCTCGGAGAGGCTTTCGGATCTGATACACTGTCAGGCATTGCCGAAGGTATCAATGTGGCTATGGACGGCCTCAATTCAGCTATGCAAGGAGCAGAGGCAGGTGCTATATTTGGACCGATAGGTTCTGCTGCTGGTGCTGCCATCGGTCTTGTCTCCTCTCTTGCTTCCTCTATCGCAAAAATCCACGACGCAAAAAATGAAAAACGGATTCAGAAATTACAAGATCAGGTAGATACACTTGACCGTTCGTATGAAAAGTTAGGCAAGTCCATTGAAGCTGCTTACGGAAAGAGTGCTTCCAGCTTGATTGAAGACCAAAATAAATTGCTAGAACAACAAAAAGTACTTATTCAAAATCAAATTAAAGAAGAACAAGATAAAAAGAATACAGATAGCGACAGAATAAAAGAATGGGAAAATCAAATTGACGAAATAAACAATCTCATTTCTGATAACAAAGAAAAAGCTATCGATGTCATATTTGGTGAAGACCTAAAAAGTGCTATTGACAACTTTGCAGAAGCTTATGCAGATGCATGGGCTTCTGGCGAGAATAGGGCTAAATCTGCAAAAGATGTTGTAAAGCAGATGATGCAACAAATGGTAACAGAGAGCATTAAGGCAGCAATTAAATCCTCAAATAAAATGGAGGAAATACGCACTAAGTTGCAACAATTTTATGCCGACAACGTGCTTTCTCAATGGGAACAAGATTACATCAACAACATGGCTGAACAGCTTCAACAAGAAATAGATGCTCAATTCGGTTGGGCTGATAGTCTCATGGGAGAAAGTTCTACCACCGAACAAAAGTCGACAGCCGAAGGTTTTGAAACCATGTCACAAGATACAGCAACGGAATTAAACGGCCGGTTTACAGCGTTGCAGCTTTCTGGTGAAGAAATCAAAAATCAAATGATTTCAGCCGTAATCTCTCTAAATTCTCTTTTATCTGTATCAACTAATAGCAATTCTATACTAAATAACATTCTTAATCAACATGTGATTACGAATAGCTACTTAGAAGACATTGCAAAATATACGAAATTATTAATTGATATAAAATCCGATATAGCACAAGTCAATAGGAATACTAAAGATTTATAGATATGAATACAGTAAAAGAAATAATGATGGCTGCTTTACAAAAAGGAGCTTGCGATAAGTCTTATGGTGTTAGTGACTGGAAAACTCTAGTATGGTTGTTCTTTACACCACAAGGCATAGAGTTTTGTGAGAAGAACAACTTCCCTCCTATTGAAACGTTCCGTGAGATGAGTAATGATATTGCTAATTATTGCGTGTTTGTTGACACTAAAAATGTAAAAAGAAGTAATGATACCAATATTGCTTTAATAGGCAATACCAATGCGGAACTAGTATTTGACGATAATACTAGAGTTCACAAAGTTATACTCATGCATGGAGCCAGAGCTATAATAGTTGCCCGTAATTACGCAGTTATTAGACTTATAAACATACGAAATTGTCATGTAGAAATCAATAAAGACAAAACTTCAGTTATACTTAAATAAAATGGCATCGGGAGAGTTTTACATAAATGGGAAAGACTGCTATACAACTTGGGGTATAAGTATGGATACATCATCTCTTTCCTACTTAATGACACCGTCACCTTTAAAAGAGTTCATCGAAAACAAGTCTCGATTAGAAAATGGCAAACGAGTCCTGTCCTCTAATCCTAAAATCGATGAACGAAATATCACTTTAACTTTTAACCTGACGGCAAAAACGGAAGAAGAATTCTTTTCAAGATACAACAGCTTTTGTGAAGAATTGGCAACAGGCATAATAAATATAAAAACAAAGTATCAACCAAATATTACTTACAAAACAATCTATATTTCATGCAATCAATTTACGCAATTCATGAGAGGAATAGCACGATTTTCTCTAAAACTTGTCGAATATAATCCAGCAGATAGAAATTCATAAAAAAGAGCATGTTTTTCATACACTTTTATTATCTTTGACTGAAATCGTATGAAGATATACGAAACCATCATGATAGACATTAAAAACATACAAGGAGATACTATTTTATCAGTTCCTATAACAGAAGAATGTGTTCATGTAGAAGAATTGATGAAATCCGATTATGTAGAATTGTCGTGGAACTCGGACCAAAATGAAGAGATTCCGGTAGGGGCTTATATCATACTCGATGGTGAGAAATATTCTCTTTTGGATCCATATAATCCAGAACAAAAGAACGAGGTCGAATTTCAATACAAACCACAATTTCATTCGAAATTTATATCATGGGGTAAAGTGCCTTTTTTCATGTATTCTTATGATGAGAATAACGAGATAACTAATCGGGAGCCGGATTGGTCTCTTACCGATAACCCGGCCAATTTCATGAGTGTTATTTGTAAGGCTATCGAGAACGAAACCGGGGATACATGGACTTACGCCGTCGATTCTTCTCTTAACGCTTCCACTTCTTTATCTTTCCAATCAATCGACATATTGTCTGCCTTGAACAGTATAGCATCTGCGTTTGATACAGAATGGTGGGTTGAGAAAGATTCCATGATTATTCATCTGTCGAAATCCGAACATGGAGCTGTTGTTTCTCTCGAAGTTGGTGAAAACATCAATACACCTTCGGTCACAGAGGGAAAAGATGGGTATTATACCCGATTTTACGCATTCGGGTCAACTCGAAACATCGTACAGGAATACAAAGGTGCTAATGTCAACAATTTGGTCAACAAACGGCTGACTCTTGACCCTAAAAAATATCCGAACGGATATAAAGATATAAGGCCAAACCTTCAACAGGGAGAGATATTTAGCAAAATCCTCCAGTTCGATGATATATACCCTTCATCGGAACTCTCCATATCAGATGTCAGATTCCGTCTTATGTGGCGTATAGACTCGGAAACGAATGATAAAATACAGATAGGCACAGATGAAAACGGAGACCCTATATACGACCAATATGCGATATGGTATTTTCAAATACCGGAATTTAACTTCGAAAATTCCACTTATGACGAAGAAAAAAATCCGAATGGTATGCTTATACCCAATAAAGTACCTTCGGTACATTTCCAATCGGGGGCTTTGCAAGGTATGGAATTTGAGCTTATATACCATGATGAGAGTAAAACAATAACAAGTGATGATGGTATAAGCTTCGAAGTCAAAAAAGGAGATTTCGAGATTAAATATAAAGAGGAAGAAGGTAACTATATTATCCCTGCTATTACGGGACTTATACCGTCGGAAAATGACGATATTATCCTATTCAACGTCAAAATGCCGGAAGAATATACAGATTCGGCGTACATACGTCTAGAAACGGCTATGAACGAAGAAATAGAACGGCTTTCTTCCGACCAAAACAATTACCAGTTTTCATCTAATCCTGTGGTGTTCAATGAAAACAATCCTGATTTATCCATAGGAAGAAAAGTCGAATACATAAACACAGGATATTCATATGTTACTCGTGTTATAAGCCTTACAACCAAACTCGACTATCCTTGCGAACAGACTATTACCATCGGGAACAACCTAATAAAAGGGAATACGCAAGAACTGAAAGAAGAGGTTGCATCTGCTAATAAGAATATCGACTTGATTTCTGCCATCAATAATATGACGGCTTCCTTGCAACAATCGTATCAACGGACTGTAAAACAAATGCAGGAAGGATTTGCCCGTATTAACGATATGTGGAAATTCGACACAGAGTTGGAAAATACGATATACTCGAAATTTAATGTGTATTCACAGGGTGGAATATCCGCTCTTGGTGTATGGCGTGGAGAAGGGGGTGGCGGTGGCGAAGGAGGGCTCATCAAGCTCGTTCATGGGTTCGACGATCTGGGCGGCGTGTTCGACAACACCACGATGACGGAGACTTTCAACGCCTACACCATCAACGAGATTTGGAAACTCGCAAACGCCGGCGCATCTACGATAGGTACAGGCAATGTGGTGACGGCGGTCAGCAAGACAGCCCTCGGTATCGTTGTCACCAAAGGCATCACCCTGTACGATTGGGTGCAGCAGCCGAACAAGCCAACTTATTCGCTCTCGGAGATAAACAACGTGAGCGGTACATATACGGGGCTGACAGTCGGACGTGCGGTCGAATCGGACAATGCGAAAAAGTTGAACGGACTTGACAACGGGGCTTTCCTGTATAAGATGGGCGGCATGTATGAGACAGCCACCGGAAACGGGTGGTTGATTCACACGAAAGTCGAAGAGGCCGAGGCGGCTATGTTGACGTTGCATCTGATCGGAAATGGATATTATAGCCGACGAATTATCAATACGATCGTACAGGCGTATAATTATACCCCGAACGATGTCGAGTTTACGGCTACGGCCGGTACGCATTTCGGTGACGATTTGGGTGACGTGAAGGTGTTCTTGTACGGGGGACACGTGTGTTTTTGGGTTTCGGCCAAGACGGATTACCAGACCTGCTCCATATTCGTCTATAACACATACGGGGCTTTGAACGGGACTTGCGAGAACTGTGTGGATAGTATATCGTTGTCTCCCATGCCGGCAGTCGGCGTGAGCAAGCTGACCGTGGTGACCCCGTCTGTCGCCTTGACGGATAACGATTCCATCGCCGCCGACAGGCTTAAAAATATCCGGACGATTTGGGGAAATCCGTTTGACGGATCGAACGATGTGTCCGGAAGTCTGTCGGGAGTCCGGGATATAACGATGGAGGGAGACATCGATGGAGCGAATGTAATCAGGGCTACGAGTATAAACCTTTCGACCGGGAGTAAGTCTGTCTCCATCTCCGCCGGAAGGATTGTGGCGACGAATAACATAAGGTCAAAGGAGAGTGTCACATCGGACGGTAACATCACGGCCGGAGGGGATATATCGTCGCAAGGCAATATCTCGGCACAAGGCTCGGTCACCGCTCTAACGACTTCGGACAAACGTTTGAAGCGAGACTTCAACTATACCCTCAGCTATACCGACAGACTCTTGGCGATGGGCAAGGTGTGCGATTTCCGATACACCGAAAAAGCACGGAAGCGTAACAAGGGCGGTGTGGACGGGGAAGCCCATACGGGGCTGTTGTACCAAAAGGTGAAAGAGGTATTGCCATCGATGGCCTACGAAACAGAGGACGGTTACGGGGCTCTGAACTACCTGTCGCCCGACTATATCAACACCATCGCCGGTGCAACGCAGGAGACCGCCCGGCTGGTTAAAGCCCTTATGGAAGATATAGAACGATTGAAAAAAGAATTGTCCGAATTAAAAGGGAAAGGAGGAAAGTGAGCCTATGGCCATCGATAAAAACAAGATAGCAGCCCCGGTAGCGATAACCGACCCGTATAATCTGCTGGGAATATACCCGGCAAACGGGGTATGGGACGTGGCCGACATTGTTGCCCTCGAACGTCCCCTGTTGCAGGGTGGCCGTCCGGGACGTATCAACAAATGGAGCCGTCATAAACCCGTGCGCTATCCGCAGGCTGCACCGCTATCCGACAACTATCCTCAGCAATCCGGCGGGGTCACGACATACGTCGATCAATGGGAAGGAAGCGAAACGGATAAGAATCAAGGCATACGCTATGGCTTGAAAGCCACGATACCGCACGGCACGAATATCGTCGCTATCCATGATACCTCTTTCGAATATGTCGCCTATCCTCACCCGGGGACGGATTTTTGCCGCCTGAGCGATTTCGACGGCTACGACCACAATGCGGAACCTAATCTTACCGGAAGTAAAATTGACGAAATCAGTGCGGACGTGCCGTATCTTTTTGTCGATATTAACTATTACGATACTTCGGTGAATTCTACCGGCGTACCCGTCGAATCGTGGCTGTCGCTGGCCTCCGACAAGAGTATCGGCGATTATTACCCGGCTATTTTGGCAACCGATGGAAATGGAAGCAGTTTTGCCCGATTGCTGACAAATACCTCTACAAACACCGTAACCACCTTGCGGGTGGGCAATGTGTGGTACTCTGCTTTCAAGGTAAAATTTTTCAGTGACGGTACTACTCCGCCGATACTTCCTGTCGGACAGAGCGACACATTTCCGGGGGAGGATTCGGTAGGGGCGAATTTGAAGGTGACATTGTTCCTTATCGATAAGAAGTCGTTCGAATACTGGACAGGGGTCGACAAACAGATTACCGTGGCGGATTATTTCCCCATACCCACATCGATAGCCATGACAGCCGAGATAAACAGCACATATACCCCGATTAAAATCGTGGATTTCACTTTCCTTTCGAGTTACTTTCAGGTGCGTATCAGTTTTCCGAACGGAAATCCTCCGGTGGGTGAGAAATACACCTTCCGTATTTCGGGGTCCGGATTCCTCGCGATCTATGATTACGAATACAAGGGAACTGGGATTCTCATTTTGAATATCCCTTTGGGGACGACACATCCGGACCTTCCACCGGGAACCCATACCTATTACTTAACCTGTTCCGTGTATGGGGTCTCCTCGTCGGGCGAGGCCGGCGTCCAACTCGACTCCCTATCCAAAAACGTGACATTCGACATTCCCGACAGCGGGATTATCAGTTAACCATAAATACAAAACATTATGATAGAATTAGTAAAAATCAGCGAGAACATCAGCCGTTCGTTCAACGGAAAAGAGACTGTGGAAACCCTGCAAGCGGTCAATTACCGAATTGTGGAAAACGGTGTGGAAAAAGGCCATGTCACTGTCGGGCAAGGCAGTTTTAACATGAATGTCTATTCCATGACCTCCACGGTCGAGGAGACGAAAGCTCTGGTTGAAAAAATGTTCAACGCATTATCCGATGGCAGCGATGAGTGAAAAAAAGTACGAAGAGAAATACTCATGGGAGGATATTAAGTTTACCATTGGCTTTGAGGACAAGAACGGGAGCCCGATCGATGCCGAGACGAAGAAGTTTAAGTTCATCTACCGGGACGAATCGGGCTGTTGTTGCGAAGTGAGCTACGACGGAAAGACACGTAAGAACTGTGTGTACCGTGACGGCGTGCTGTACGGCATATTCAATTCCGGGACTTTCCGCTATGGCTTGCTCACGGTCGAGAGACACTACTGGATAGAGGATGCCGACTTCGACGACGGCAAATGGAACTATGGAGGAGTCGACAAAACCAATATAATCATCAAGTAGTATGGCAGATAATGATTGTACAATCGTTCATGAGCAGGTGGTAGTGCCTGAGCCCGTCGTAGTGGGGGAAACAGTTGCCTTGCCCGGTGAAAAAGGAGATAAGGGAGACCCTTTTACCTACGACGATTTTACGCCGGAGCAAATCGCCGGGCTTCAACGTCCTGCGACAGAGGCGGCGGCAGTTGCCAATCAAGCGGCTGAAAAGGCGAGCAAGGCGGCCACGTATATAAAGGCTCTCGGCGACACGTTGACGGCGGAAGAAGCAAAACGGGAATCTGCTGAAAGCCGCCGTGCCTCGGCAGAGAGTGAGAGAGCCGAAGCGGAAGTTCAAAGAGAGACGAGTTTTTCCCAAATGCAAACTACGCTCGAAGGGCTTATTACGGATACCCGCACAGCCACATCGAACGCCAACACAGCGGCGGGAAATGCGGAGAATGCCGCAACGGAAGCGAACAACTCGGCAACCCTCGCCAATGCGGCGGCCGAGAAAGCAAACCAAGCGGCGGAGAGTGTGGACGGTAAATATTTTCAAGATAATATCTTTATACCGTTCTATAAATGTTCATTTACAAATGGACATTTAGATACAGAATTTGCAATCCCTATAAATGGTGACTTGGAAGATTTGTTTGTTATTTCTTTTTATAATATTGCTAGTTCGTGGATTAAGCGCGTTAAAAAGGGGAATACAATATGGGAAATTAAACAAAACATTTATATAGGTAGAGAATATCGTCATACGATAAACAATGATGTATTATTCTATGAAGGATATGCATTTGTTCGGGGACGTATAACAGGACTTGCTAAAATAGATTTAAATGATGGCAGTTTAGAGTTCAATAAAGAGGTTATAACTGAATATGAAAATATAAGTCTATACAACAATTATATAGTTGCTACTGGTGAAAAAAAAATTTTAATTATCGAACCGATCAATTTTTCTGTATATAAACAAATAGACATTGATTCATCTACTTATAGCATAACCTCTTATAATGATAGAGTTTTAATTTCAGCAGGGAAAAAACTTTATATTATAAAAGATATTGATTCAGAGATTCATACAATAGAAGGGGAAAGTATTATTTCATCTTTTTATATTAAATATCTTATTAATAATGATATAGATTGCTATTTGTTGTATGATAAAGGAGGTACGAGATTAGTTGCAGAAGATAACAGCTTTGATGTAAAATCATCTGATGAATGTTTTAATACAGTTGGATTCAACCCGTTATATTCACTAAATTACAAAAATTATGCTGGTAATGCAATTATTTTTATAATATGCAACATTGGGTATCTTACATTGAAAGGATTTATTGGTAGCATTTCACTTCTCTGCAAAAATAATGACTGTCCCACGTACAGTAAATTGGAAGAAATCAGTAAATATTTTCTGGAAGACGGTTATGTAAGAAGAATTGGAGATATTATGTATAAAGTAAAAATAGGTTATGATACAAATTAAATTAGACGGGGTAAAAGTCGAAACCATCTATTATGGTAAATGCAAAAAAGAGAGATGGATAGAGGTAGATTCTATCCCATCGCCCGAAGAGATACCCGGGAAAGTACCCGTGATGTATTACCGGAACGGGGCGATAGTCTATGAGTACGATGAAGCACCGGAAGCGACGGAGGACGGCACGGAAACACCTCCCGTACCAATGGACTACGGAGAAACGGTAAATGGATTGATCCGTCGGAAATATACCTTGTCGGAGGAGTTGGCGATACTTCGGCAAAGGGACACGAAAGCAGAGGAGTTCGAGGCTTATAACGCCTATGCGGAATCCTGCAAAGAGGAAGCCAGATTGTTAATCGAAAAACAGAAACATTGATATGGGAGGGATAAACGAGGCTACGGAGGTAGCCAGAGGGATAAGCGAACAGGGGTTCTTGGTGATGACCGCAGCATTCTTCTTGGTGTTGTCGGCCATGATGATGGTGGCCTGCTTCAAGTGGTTCAAATCGATTATCACCAAGAGCATGGAGGATTACGGCGAATCCCTGAAAGAGCTTATCGAAAAGACGAACGACCAGAATAACATGTTGTCCGACATATCGGAAGGTCTTAGACCGGAAACGCAGCTTCGGATAAAGAACATATCGAACGTGTATTTCGATTTGGCCGTCGAAAGGGTTTGCAGAATCATCAAGAAGGTCAGGGACGAAAACCATATCGCCGACAAGGAGAAAACCTCCGGTAAGATACATACTTTGTTGACGAACCAGTACGAGGACAGGAACAGCCGTTTCGATTACTTTACATATCGTGGTAAACGTCTTTCATGTTATACCAATCCCGAATGGATAGAATGGGTGGCAGAGGTAGTTACAAGCGAGGTGTATTCTGGGAATGTGAATAACGGGCGGGCATATACGAATGTAGTTTCTGTATATGACCGTATCAAGCTCGATTTTTATCACCGATTAAATAACGAATAATATGAAAATTTTGGAAAGAATCAAAGGGTTGTTATTGTCTATTCCCCACGACAAGCTGCTGCATTTTATCGCAGGAGGTGTCATCGCCTCTTTCTTCGCCATCGTGATAGGTGCGACGGCGGAATATTGTGTGCTGTTCTCTGCCATAGCGGGCTGTATCAAGGAGGCTGTCGACGAGTGGAGGAAGCCGGGGGCTTGGTCGTATGCCGACTTGCTGGCGACCATACTGGGAGGGCTGGTGATTCAAATCGAGGTCTGGATTGCCTGACGAAAAAAATGAAGAATGGATATGAAATACTTCACGATGAAAGAACTCACAAAGAGTTCAACGGCCGATAAACTGGGTATAGACAATACCCCGACGACCGAAGTGTCGGCCCAGTTGTCGAACCTTGTCACTCATGTTTTAGACCCTTTGCGGGAGATGTACGGAAAGGCGATAACCGTCAATTCGGGCTACCGTTGTCCCAAACTCAATGCCGCCGTGGGTGGTGCGAAAACGAGCCAGCACATGAGGGGCGAGGCGGCGGATATAACGGCAGGGAACAAGGAGGAGAACAAGAAACTGTTCGAGTTGATTCGGGATAACCTTCCATTCGACCAGTTGATTGACGAGAGCAATTACAGTTGGGTACATGTATCTTATGTGTCGTCATCGAAGAACCGGAAACAAATACTGAGCTTATGAGACATATCGTATTCCTATTGTTGTTTTTGGCTATCTTGGCTGCGACGAGTTGTACCAGACATGTGTATGTTCCGGTGGAAACGACAAAGAGCGACACGGTGTATCTGAATCGTGTGCAGCTCGATTCCATATACATGCGGGACAGTGTTTTCATCGAGAAATCGGGAGACACGATACGTGAGTTCCAATACAAGTACATATACAGGTTCAAGGACAGAATCGATACGCTGTATATATCCAAGACGGACAGCATACAAGTACCCTACCCCGTCGAGGTAGTAAAGTACAAGACTCCCCGATGGTGCTGGTGGGCTCTCGGTGGCATTGTCTTGCTGCTTGTCCCTTACATCATGAAATGGATAACAAAATTGAAAGGACTGGGTTTCTTGATATAATTTGATTTACGACTCTTTTGGGGCTTCGGAGTATAAAGAGGAAAGCCTCAATCTCTTGCTGCTCTTCCAAAACTAACAAGAGACAACATCACGGGGAATGTTACGAGGCTTTCACAGCCTTTAAACAGAAACGTGATGTTTTTTATTGTGTCAACAATCTATAATTTAACAAATATTTAAAAAGGCAAGAGATATGAAAACTAATGAAATCTTTGAACACGTCTTGCAAATCGTTTGCGAGGAATGTGAGCTGTGTTACGGCGAATTGATCAACGGGGCGAACAAAAATGCGGTCGACGCACGTTGCCTGCTCATCTGTGCGTTGGTATCGCTAGGCTTCTCCGAGGAGAACACCGCCGCTTATCTTTCCATGACCCGACAGGGAGTGAACAAATTGAAAAACAGCCTGAAACAGCGGTGTTCGGGAAGTTTTATTCTGACAACGACAAATCAACGGGTCAGCAACAGGATAGCCACCGAAATCAGAGGATAGCAACGGCAATAGCCATACGTTTGTATGCGGCCGATATTGGCCGTAACCATCAATTATATCTATATGGAAAGAACGTATGTTTTCAATCAAGAGCCCAATGGTGGCGGAAGCAAGTTCGACATCATGGCTTTATTGCCCAACCTGATGGGCGGTAAAGGGGTCGATCCCGGACTCTTGGCCCTTCTCAATCAGGGAAGGAACAATCAGGACGCTTGGGGCGGAGGCATGTGGTGGATTTGGATTATCCTGCTGTGGTTCTGCTGGGGCGGTAACGGATTCGGAGGTTTTGGCAACCGGGGCGGGCTTCCTGCCGAGTTGAACGGCGATGTCGGACGTGAATACCTGATGTCGGCCATTCAAGGGAACGGTAATGCCATCAACCAACTCGCTTCGTCCTTGAACTGCTCTACCCAACAGTTACAATCCGCCTTGTGCAACATTCAGGGCTTGATTCAGGGTGTCGGCAACCAAGTGGGCATGTCCGCACAACAGATCATCAACAGCATTCAATCGAGTAATTGTACGCTGGCGACTCAAATCGCAGATTGCTGCTGCAAGACGCAAAACGCAATCGAGAGACAAGGATATGAAACCCGTATCGCCACCTCGGAACAAACCCACTCCCTCGTGGACAGCGGCAATGAGAACACTCGTGCCATTTTGGCGAAGCTGGATTCTATCCAAACTCAGGCTTTACAGGACAAGATCACCGCTTTGACGGCAGAGAAGGCTACTTTGGCGGCTGAAATCTCCCAACGGAACCAGAATGCGACCATTCTCAATGCGGTAGGGCAACAGATTGCACCCCTCGCTGCCGGTTTGCAGGCTCTCCAAAGCGATGTGGACGGCATCAAGTGTAAATTGCCCAATACCGTTCCCGTGGTATATCCGAACATTCAGGCTGTAAACACGGACTTGTACCGGGCTGCCGCTTATGGAGCTTATGCGGGCGATGTCGCATACGGGCGCAGCGGTTACGGATGCGGTTGCAACAACTACTGGGGTTAATTCCAGTAAGAAAGGAGGTATATATGTGGCCTAACTTTTTTACAGGGTTTCCCTTTCCGTTCCCGACGTTGGGCAGGGCGAATTTCAACACGCTGCCCACGGTGGCGGTGACGGTCGGCACGGAGAACGTGACTTTGGAACTTCCCGACCATGCGTTCCGTAACAGGGACTATGTGGGAGGATTCTATATCAATCTCCGTCAGGCGATACCCGCCGGAACGACCGCAACGCTTCCCATTCTCATCGGGACGAATGGGGACACGAGACCTCTGCTGGCTTACAACAACGAGCCGGTGACGGTAGAGAATATCGCCGGTACGGGGATCTATGAAATCCATTACAACAAGTACACCAACGAAGTGTACCTTGTCAACGGTGGGTACAGACCTACTACGGCGACGGCGGCAACCAACGTCGCTGCCAAAAGCAAATAATTAACCGGGGCTGCCTTTTTCGGGCAGTCCCATTAAATCAAAAAACTATGTTTCAGAATCTTCGAGCAAACAACCAGTTATTTATCCTTCATAAGGACGAAAATCCCTTAGTGGATATAGGTTCCGTCGTCAGCGTTTCGGCTGCGAAGCCCAAGTACCCCATGCCGACACCTATCGGGCAGATACCCCAGATGGAAATGGTGGTGGACGTGGTGGTCTGCGTGAACGGGCAGAACACGACGTTCCAGAACTTGCCGGCAGGGGCGGACATCGCTGACTTCGGGCAAAACGGAAACATCGTCATATCTTGTTCCAGAGAGGCCATGAACTCGGAAGTGTCGGCTATCCGGCAAAAGAGCTTGGACGAACTGAACCGGCGTAATTACCACGAGAACGTGATTGCCGGGTGCGACAAGATATTGACAGTTTTGAATCCCGAATTTGCGGAAAAGCAAAGGCAGGAGCAGGAGATTGCCACCCTCAAAGGGCAGATGTCCGAAATGAGCAGAAGCATGGCCGACCTAATGGCCATGAACAAAAAACTGATGGAACAGCTCGGTGTTGCTGAAACTAAAAACAAAAAGTAATATGGGAATGTGGTCAATATTAGAAGAAGGCCGTGGATATGAAGGATTCAATGAACGCGGCGGTAGAGAGCTCGAAATGGCCTACAAGGAAGGTTGCGAGCACGGCTACAAGAAAGGCTATGAAGCTGCCATGCGGGAAATGCGGGGCGGCGATATGGGCTTCCGTGGCAATAATGGCGGCAGTTACGGCGGCGGGAATTATGGCGGAGGTT